CCATGCCACCGTATAGGTGGCGCCCGTAATATATTTAGGCTTCAGGACTTTGTGATTGGTCGCTAAACAATGTAATATCTTTGTTTTTAAATGCTTCATTAGCAACTAAAACTGCATCTTCATCAACATACTTTGCGCGAGCAGCCTCAAGGTAATCGGCAAATGTATACTCTTCTTGCTCAACTTCTTCCTTAACACCACCAGCTTTAAGCATATCAACACGATCTTTATAACCAGCAACACCAGGCTTAATGTCTTTGGCTGCTTTCTTAAGCGCAGGTGAAGCATTAGGAATGTGCTTCATAGTTGTCTTAGACTGATGACTCTCTTCTTTAACTGATTTTTTAGCTAAGTCCATTGCAGCACTATAGCCTGGTATGCTAGACATTTTCTTCATGCGAGCAGGATTCTTTGCAGTTTCTGCTCCAGCTGCAGCTAATCTTTGCTGGCGCGCCATCATGTCTTTCTTTGATTCACTTTTAGCTTCATCTAAATCTGCATCTTCTTTAACTGGCTTCTTTGTATAGACAGTACCAGTAGAAATTTTCTTAGAATCAAAACCAGCTGTCTCACCTGGTTTTTTAGGTATTTGACTTTGATAATTTTTATAGTCAAATGGACTGACAACCTTTTTCTTTTCTTCTTCCTCTACCTGCTCAGAGTCTTCTTTCATAGGCTTAGGCATCTTACCATCTTTTTTGCCAGCCTTAATTAATGAAATAGCAATAGCAGCTTGTTGAGCAGCTTTACCTGCTAGCTCTTGAATCTGATTATCAGTATCTTCTTTTTTCATCATACCACCGTGGTGATGAGCTTCTGATACAATAATATCCATATCTTCGGTATAGACTTTGTATACACCAGAATCAAATTGTACTGCGTACCACTCAATATCACCGTTCTCATCTGGCTCGGCATGTTGCTCAGAAATAGTAACACCCCTGCCTAGTTCGGCATGCTCGACATGAGTTGCGCAATCATGGACTTTACCATCAGGTGTCTTCTTCATTGAGCGAAGCTTTTTAAAGTCGTGAGCGGTAATTTTATCCTTTTCTGGCTCATGTACATCAATCTTTTGTTGATTGGGGTGAAGACCAGCCTCCATGATAGCACGAATGTCATCTTGTAATTTTTGTGAAATAGATTTCATGTCCATTTTATTTTCCTTTTAGTTCGAATAAGTTATTTAGCAGTTCCATTTTCTAAGAGCTTTATTAATCCTAGAATCTGGGTCTCTTGCGGTCTTCGCAGATGTTAGTCTTTTCTTCATACCACCCATACGCGCACAGAAAGATTTTCTTCTATTAGCCGCTTTACTACCTGGTTTTAACTTAGACGGTTTTGTTGTTACAGCCATTTGTAATTTAGAGCCTGGGTTCTCTCTACGATACGCAGCAATACCTTTAGCATTAAGGCCGCCTTCAGGATTCTTACCTTCTTTACGCTGCCAGGCTGCAATCTCTACTAACTCTTCATCTGGTATTGATTCCAGATCTTCCCAGATAAATTCAGAGTCAACGTTATTCTCTTTTGCAATATCTTCTATTACATCTTCAATAAGATCAAATAGGTCTTCAGGTAATAGTTCTTCTTTTATTCTCCAACTACCACCGCGTTTCTTATACCACTTTGCTGCAAACCCATTAGCGTAGGCTGAAGGGTAGACATCGAATTTTTGTCTGGCCAAGGACTTAGCTCTAGACCAGAGTTCAGGGTTGGTAGGTTCATTCTTCTCTACCAACAGACCTTCTCTTAAATTAGAAAAGGTATTTAATGATTCAGATTTTACCATTACTGGGGCTCCTCCTTTACCAGCTCGATCTGCAACCGGGTCTTCTCTTCTCTTTCTTCTTACTGCTGCCGCTCTATCGTCTTTTGACATAGAACGGGCCTTGGATAGCGGAAGACACTTAGGTTTCCCCTCCCCGGGCTCTCTTGCACAGTCACCTTTTATATTACCCTTGGTATCCATTCTCACCCAATTACCATCAGGATGAGTTTTACTGAACCAATTTCTTAAATTCTCTAGTACCATAACGATAAAGTCATTTTTCTATTGCAACCCATTTTTTGCAATAATAATCTGGGCGTACTTTAGCATCCCATACTTTACAATATTTAGTACCTGGTACATAAGCACCGCAATTTGCACAATTCCTGTCACCTTTTGCTTTCTCATATGCAGGTGGCAGCTTGGCTGATATTAATGAACCGTCAGCATAATTTCTGGGTGCAGTAATTTCATTAAATGTCTTCATAAACTAGCCACCAATGTTGCAGCTGATACTGCCCATCTCCACATCACCTCTTCTTTTGCAAGCTCGGAGGCTTGATAGGAGGCCATAACTTCATGGAGTAGTTCGGATTTATCTTCTGCACTGATAGAGCCAGTTTCATAATCACTAACAATACCCATAAGTTCTCGAGCAAGATCTCCACGAATGGACTGCTCGTTTACATATTGTACGATTATATCGTTCATCTGCCACTCCAGGATTCTTTAATAATTTTCATTCTAGTCTTGCTTAATGTTACCCATCTATCGCAAACTAGCTCAGGTGCTTTCTTAGCTTTTTCTAAGTTCTCTAAAATAGCTTTTGTAGATATTCTTTGAGGGTCATTTCTAAACTCAGCATATCTATTTAGCCAGTCAGCTTTTAGCATAGCTGGGTCGATGCTTTCCTTTGACTTACAACTTACAACTTCTAGTTGTTTTTCTAAGTCAATATACGTACTAACCATTACAGAGTCATGGGCTCTTGGCCACATTTCCTTAACCTTATCAATTGAGGAACAACCAGAAAGCAGCACTAAAGTTAATAATAGTATTTTTTTCATATCCATCTTACTTGTCCAAAATTCTCCGGTATTAAACCAAAATATTCACACTTGTATTTACTTTGAGGAAAGAACCCTAGATTAATCCATTCATCTTTTCTTTTAAATATTTCCTTAGCACCATCTTGCCAGTCAGTATTTAAAAATAAAGGCTCGTATCTATCTCTTAACTCTTCTATCTTTTCATAACTATCTGTATCATACTCCCAATGTACAATTTCAAATACATTATCTTTATCAATAAACTCTAGACTAATATCTAAACCCCATCTCGGTTTTTGTTTTACTATTCTATTTATTCTAGGATCTTTCAGTGACATTTTCTGTAACTGAATCCCGGCATCACCATTATATGATCGACGATATAAAATAAAACTATGATTTAAAACTACACCTTCCTTTGTATCTGGTTGTGTAATCCAATCACTCTTCTGTACCTTTACATCGTCTGAATAAAACTTTCCATCGTTAGATTTAACTAACTCTATCTCTAACTCTGTCAATTCAAACCCATTAGGTCCCATTAAATAGGTAGGGTTATCTGATAATAAACTTTTATTACATGGTTTATTATACCACCCTGTTGACTCAATTTTATTTTGAGTCAAGTAAAGCTTATTCATGACTTAACGATAGGCCCATTCGTTAACCAAATAGAACATGATCTGGTTCCTGCACATTTAAAGTGAAGAAGGTTACAATAACCCAAATCAGCTTGCTTAATTGTTTGCATTGCGTTATTACCAACATCGTCAGCAACTATACCGTCTTCAATACACTTACGCATTCTATCTGATACATCAAAAGCAGCGCAATTCTCGCACTTCATAGTCTTGGCAGTATCAGAACTAATATCCCATATTTCAGCTAACTTGTCCCAATGGTCACCTGGTTCATTTGGGTTAGCTGGACCGTAATGGTATTCGTCAATTGCATGCTGGCGATTTTTAACGTTAATGTGTACATCGCGAGTAGAGATAGGACAGGCATTCTCTTCTCTTAACATGAAAAACGTTTTCATCTTTTTGCGGTGCCTCTATAATTGGCAAGACGTTTCTGTTCAATAGAGCGCATCTTAGGTACCATTCTGGTTGCAATACTAACTTGTATATTCTTCATACTCTTAACTTGTTGCTCTACCCGGTCTTTTTCAGATGCGGATAAAGAAGACTTATCTCTACCTCTTAACAGGCGTTGGTAGATAGCACGTCGTGCTGCTAATTGAGCTCTCTTCTGAAGTATTGCAGGTGTGGAGGCTCTTCTTAACTTAATACCTTTTGAAGTATTTCTTTTAGTCTTACCTCTTGCAAAACCTTGACGTCTTTTAAGTCTAGATTGTGCAGAAATCTTTTCATCTAATTGTTCAGTTTCTTCTTCAATAAGATCTTCTTCTGGATAAAGATCAACAATGTCTTCCCATGTTAATGAGTCAACCATTTCGTTGATATCATTCTCACTAAACATTTCTCTTTTTTCTGCAATAAAGTTTGCAAAAGAAGCTACAACGGATTCCTGTTTATTTGATACTTTTTTAGATTCATCCATGCCACTAAAGTCTGCAGCAGGCAGATGGGCGTAAGGCATGTCTCCTAAGTTTTTATCATCATCACCAAAAAGTTTACTCATTGTTTCAACATGACTGGTCATATAATCTTGGTGAATATTAAGAACACCTAGTGATTGTAATGCATCATGAGTACGCGACATATGATACGTAAAATCATGTATCATCATTGGAGTAGCTTTTTTAGCGGCTAGCGCTTGTTTTTCAATACCCAAATAGGCATCAGTAGATTCTAATGCTGTCTTTAATAATTCGTGCTGTATATTTAAATCGTTTATCATTTTAGTATTGACCTTAACATCCATGCATGCTTTTCGTGAGCCTGTATTCTATCTTGAAGAAAATTAGAAATGCCTACTTCACCTGTCGATTCAGCAGTTCTATATGCCGTTAGAAGAGATGCTCTTAAAATATTATTCTCTTGAAGTAATCTGGACATCATAGTTTTTGCATCAGGTACATCGTCTGTTTCTTCTATAGATGTTAACTCTTTTAACCTTGTAAGTGTACCTGGTGTATAAGAATCTAACGTTCTAATTAGTTCTGCAATTGAATCAACCGAGGCAAAAACTTCTTGATAAAGATTTTGAAGAAAATCGTGATACTGAGGAAAGTTAGGACCTTCAACATTCCAATGGTAGAAATGAGTCTTCAGGTAAAACGTAAATGCATCGGCATGCACTTTTTTTAATTCATCTATTAACATTAGAGTCCTGTATATTGTCTAAATTGCATTTTGCGGAGAGTAGAAGGCTTAGAGGCAATACCTGCCTCTACATCTTGAACAGCCTTTGAAGGTGCATTATGACCAGTAGGCTCTCCAATGCGCTCACCTGCTCTAGCAGTTTCAATTAATTTTTTAAATTCTCTATAAGCACTTGGACATATATCTAAGTTTTTAGTCTGAATTCCGTCAAATTCTAATTGATCCACCTCCTCAAATAATGCGCGCTTTTGATCTGCGTTCATTAAAAGATATGGGATTCTTATTGCTTCAAATTGCATAGGTTCTACCTCTACAGACTCTTTTACCTTATTTACTGGGACTACTTTATAAACACCACCGGTACCATACTTTGCAGGGACAAAAACTGTCTTTTTAGGTCCCTGGTGGGCTTTAACCTTAACTCTTTTTACCATATCTTGAAAAGCTGCACCATAATCGGCTTCTTTAGCTTCTGACTTGACCTTGCTTTCTCCGGGGGTAATGCGCTTCATCTCTTTAGTGCTTTCTGGGGTACCCCATTCGTATTTAGAAATCTTAACCTCACCTTGTGAACCGGGTGCTACTGCCTCTTGAATACCCATGTGATGTCTTAAATCGTGATACAAAGCATCTTTGTGCTCTGGCTTCATCTTGGAAGGTAACGCGGCATGAAATTTATTCTTTCTACCTGCCGAGGCATGCTCGCGCATCTTAGTACCTGATACCCCTGAAGTACCTTCTGCATCAGGATCTCTTTCACCTGACGAATGTACTTTGATAGATTTAAAATTATAGCTACCATGTGCGCTATTTACACCATTATACTTATGCAGTAACTTATGGTACTCTTCTACTCTATCTGAACCAGCAACTACATGTAAATGCTTAACACCTTGTTTTGCCATTGCAGCTGCATGATGCAAAATGGTAGGGTGCTCTTTAGAAGCTGCTTCAATATTAGTACCCGGAAAGGCGTGCTGTGCATGCTTTACCTTAACATCAGCCGGTAGCGGGTTCTTAGACTTATCTTGAGAATGAGATAGAACTACTTTATGAGCAGCATTGTGTTCTTTAGCAACTTCGTGAACTTTATTAATAACCTGCTCGTGCCCAGCAGTGGGTGGATTCATACGGCCATACGCAAGTACACCGTGTTTTTCCGGTGCTTCTGTTAAGTAGTCTATAAAGTCCATATGAATTAGTTAGTTTAACCGTTTATTTATCTTTCTTTTTACCTAGTGACATATTAATACGCCAATGGGCTAATTGCTTCTCTCTAGGTGTTGCAGAACTAGATGATCTAACTTTTTTTAGTTGCGTAATAGATTTACCCTTGAGGCCATGTCTTGCCATATCACCCTTATCCTGCGGGTTACGGCCGTCTTGAAAGTTTTCAGATACCTTAACACAGTTAGGTACTATTCTGTTACCCTTCTTTTTCATGCCCTGTTGTGTCCATCCATCCCAGCATCTTTCTCTTAAATCTTTAAAAGTTTTCATGGATTTTTAGTTGCCTTGAGTGTATAATCTTTATGTGGGCGGTTGAGAATTACCTTGGTCTAGAGGCAAAGTTAGCTCTACTAAATTCTGCTCTATCTACAAACTTAGTCGGTCTGTTATTTCTGATAACGACAAAGCCTTCAGGTTTAGCCGGTGTACCACCGGTAATCTTAGTTGATCCTGGTGCAGGTATTGAATGTTCAAACTTAGGTTTAGCAGACAACGAATGTACTAATTGATCTTTAGCAGCCTGTAGGTGGTGATGCATATCTAAGATCTTCTGAAACTTATCGGAATGCTTATTTACATGGGCTAGATCTTCTTGCATTTTATCGGTCTTTGTACCAACTGCCTTTGCAGTCTTAACCTTAGCTATATCTTTAAGGTGACGGTCTCTCAGGTGTTCAGCGTAACCTTGAACTGATGGCTTAGTACCATCTCTTACGGTCTTATTAATAAAAGTTTTTAAATGTTCTTGATGACCTTCTATAGCCCCGTAATGTTTCTTATCGGTACTGTTAAAGGCTTGTTTAGCTTGTTCCATATGATGATCATATGTATGTGACTGATTTGTATTGAGATCAGCCTTATGAACATCATCAACGGTACTTATAACGTGAACGTCTGGGTGCTTAGGGAAGTGAGATAGATCAGCACCGTATTGGGCTTTCATTCCAGCTAACGTGTTACCTTCGTAAGCTGTATGAACGGCTACTCCAAACTTAGAAGTAGCAACCTTCTTACCTTCTGCAGAACTATGAGGGGTTGAGTATGTTAAGGTATTAGGTTTGAAGTGATACTTACCACCTTCATTTACAACATCACCATGAGGGTTAGTTTTAGACTTAATACCCGAATGCATTACGTCGCCCTGATATACTCCGGTCTTAGGTGTTACTTTAGGTAGATGCTCTAATGCTTGTTTTAACTTCTGAACTAGACCCGGTGCATGACCATGATTCTTTTCGATATCTTCTGGTGTATAATTTAACTTGGGGTCTTTATTAAACACCGACTTAGATGCAACGAAGAATGCCCCTGTCTCTGGATGATGACCAAATACAATAGATGGTGAGCCATCGTATTTTGTAGCAATCTTGGTCTTGTTCTTCTTACCGTTAACCTGATCTTTAACGTCTTCTAAGTTATGGTAGGCGTGAGCAAAGCCCTCCATACCATCATTAATAACATGGTCTTCGGCATGCTCTAAATGGGTTAATTTTTCTTCTGAAGCTTCAGTAAGATATAAGTTAAATTGCATCATATGACTTTTAGCCCGTTAGAGGGTTTACCTGATAGTCTGAAACTGGACATTACGTCAATAGAAACTGGCTTATCAGGTGCACTTAAACCACGAGGTTGAATTCTTACTTCTAATGCTGCGCCTAGATTACTTAATACCGGTATTGACTTAGCGCCAAATCTTTCTAGTATTCCTTGCTTTACTTCTCTTGTCGCTGTACCAATGTCCTCAATAAACCATATTTCATCGTCAATCATCATCATAAGCATGCTGTAATCAGCATCAGAGTTCTTTGACTTTTTAAACTTAGTTTCGTAATGTTCTATAATTTTTTTACCAAGGGTAGAATCTTGTATTTTAGCTAATTGATAGTTGTTAGTATTAGCAGCAAAGCTCTCAAGCTTACGGCGTCTTTCTTTTTGATCTTTTTCAATAGTCATCATACCTGAGTATATCTTGGTAATTTTTTTATCAGCATATTTTTTAAAATCACCTAAAAGACGTTTACCGTTCTTTATGCATTCAGGTGAAGAATTCATAATATCAACGAGGTCCTTCTTTTCATCTGATGTACTATCAGGTGTAGTAAATCTTGTACCATCAAATACCCAGTCTCTCATCGAACCCATTTGAGCTTTTGCATCAGCTTTATATTCAATATGTAAATCAACTTTTTTTCCATCAATAATCATTCTAATACCAAAATCTGGAAAACCGGTATCAAAGCCGGCAGGTTTCGCAAACGCAGTTGTCTTGCCTAGTTTTTTAGAAAGCTTTTCAAAAGCTATTTTTTCTGCTAACTGCGCATTGCTACTGATACCCATTTACAACCTCTTTTGTATTTTATTATATTTATACAATAAAAAAACCCCTAGAAAGGGGTTAGATATGTAGGGTGTGCCTGGTTATTCGATCCTTAATCATATCCGGTACCGTAAGGTGAGGCCAGTCTAGGAGAAAGGGACAAATATTATTCTTCCATTTGCCGTTAAGTAAGAAGTATTTAAAATCTTCGCGATCAGCCTTGACCGAGGGATCAAAGATTCTTTTAGCAGATTTATGTCTTTCAATTATATTCATAACAATTAATATACCACCTTATGAATCATTTTCTCACCCATCCAAGGTGATCCAGATTCAGCTTGATAAGGAGTCCCATCACCGTGACCATTTTCCATATCTTTATTCATCTTACGAAACTCTTCGTAAGTAATCTCTTTAGTAGTTAGAATGCGTTCACCTAGATCCATTTGACTGTACTGATCAGCCTCGTTCATAGTAACCGTATCAGCGGCGTGCTCGGCTTCTGTACATTCAATGATGTATCTGGTGCGAAACATTTGAATAGCATCTACAACAAATAAAGGCATAACGTCTCCATAATAAAATTAATGCCGGTTACGATATCCGGCGTCCCTTAGGAGAGACCGATCAATTCACATCAGTTAAAAACTGAGCTACCAGCTGCAGCGTAAGCAGCGGCAATCATACGGCGTGAGGGCGTACCCAAACGGTATGCAGTTTTTCCATTCTTAGCAGTGTTGCTATAGATGGAATAACCTTGTGCACGCAACTCGGAGATACGAGCGGACACAGAGGTTTCTGTAGTACCAAACAAACCTGCCATTTGACCGGCGGTAAATTGACGGCCAGACTTGAGAGTCTTAAGTACTGAGTTTTGCAAAGACATAATATTTCCTTAATATAGAAATGCCCCACCATTTAAAAAGTTACGAGAGCGGTGGTCTCTCTCTCGTAACAGACGATCAAGCTTCAGCTAGTTCTTTAATTGATTCAAGTTCTAGATCGACTTTTTCCTCTTTCACAGCCTTAATTATAGGCTGTTTCACAGATTTAGTCAACTCTTTCTTTCCCAAAATCTCGATAATATCGGACGCATAAGATGCGAACTGATCTTGGTCCAAAAGAAACTGACATGCTTCTGGTTTAGTCATGGGCTTGGGAAGCTCAATCAAATCGATATCCGTATCACCTTGCTTCTGCAAGTTCTTAATTCGAAGAACCTTATCAGAACAGAAACGAACTTTAATCACCCCGTTGTTACGGGAAACTCCTGCTACTGTAAACATATCAATACCTTTCATAATATAAAAAATACTATCAGACGCCTAGGCCTTGACCTGCCATAAGATAGTTGGTTACCTTGGTAACCATTACATCCTTAGACGTTGCTCGATCTAACTCGTAGATGAACTTATCTTTGGTTGTACGTTTACCTGAGGACTCTTCAATCAGACTTTTACAAATAACTCGAAAACCTTCAAGCGTTGCAGACTGATACTGACTAAACAAAAACTTCATACCATCTTCTCCTACCGTATCTTGCTTAATGCGAGCACGTGAATTAGTTTGAGTCATAATGTATTCCTTTTGAACATATGTTATTATAACCTATTTCGGTGTTACTGGCAACTTTTGGATGGTCGTTACGTCATAAAAAAAGAGCCTTACGGCTCTTCTTCTAGGTCTTCTGCATCAAGTAACCCTCTATCAATTAATTCTATTACGGTTTCTTCAATACCTTCATATTTTCCCTTCCAGTAACAAGCGTAACAGGCTATGAGCATGAGGGCTATCTGAATTATATCTCCCCCTGTTAGAACAACATCGTTCATTTAAACCTTTCAGATTATACAGTAACATGAGGCATCCATTGAAAGGTTTTCTTTAGAAGTCTCTTTTTTATCTTGGACCAATCATCTCCTTTGTATATTTTTTTATAATAATTATACGACCAAAGTTTCTTTCTAGTATCAATAGTTCTTAAAATTTCGTAAGGGTCTTTTTTAGGATAACAGAACCGTATCTCCATCGCTATATCGTGACCGTAAGCATCTATTTCATCGATGTCTGCAAGATATTCTTTTTCTTCCGATATTGAACCTGTTAAGTTACGGAAATCTATTGCACATGGTTCTCCATCTGTCTCTCTATTCTGCCATTGTAATTCGTGAATTGTTTCGTGTTGGCAGACTTGAGACACAGCGAATTTAAAATCTCTCCAAATTTCATTTGTGAGATTGAATTTTCTTTGTTCTTTGGGGAAGTTAAGTATGATGTATTTAACATCTTCCTCCATGTCGTATAGACCGGATACTGAAAAATCATCAGGCCCGTAATCATCAAAAGTTTCAAATCTAAACTTAAATGGTATATCGGCTTTTTTGTAACCGCGAGTCAGAGTTCCGGCGATTTGATAATAAGTAGGTCGTCCTAAAAGCTTAGATTTCTTATCCTCTAAAACTTGATCAATTGCTGGTGCAAGATACATAGGACCTCCTTTTTATTTTATTTATACTTTAATGCCGGAGAAATCCTTAGTTTTAAACATTTTAGACATACCAAAATTGCTGTTCTCATTATCCGCTTGACCAGAATCAGCTAGGTTACTTTGCGCAATATCCTCTAAGTCATAAAGTCGCATCTTCGCACGATCAATACCAATCATAAACCGCTTATATAATGTTGGATCATTATACCGGTTTTTTAACTGCTTGACCATGATCTGATTG